GATCTGTGCCATCTCCATCAGATCAGAAGAAATAATATCAACATTAAATTCTTTCTCTGCACTTATTTTGAATAAATTCATGATAAACTCCTTTACTCGTGTGAATATGTTCATATGCCACCGCCTTAAATGCCAAGCTGTTTATATACTTCATCTATCTTGTGCCACTGAATAGCAAGCCAATCAACCATTTCCTCATTTTTTGCCCAACCGCCATTATACCGGTTTGAAGAATCTGATAATCCACTCTCGTTCAAAAATGCATGCACAATTTCATGGCGCAACGTCTTTTTCCTGTATGACTTCTGTTCTTCTTCACTCAGGTCAAAGTATTTTTCTTCTGACATATCCGCAACAACAATCAATTTGCTCTCTTCGCCACAATAACCGGCTAAGCTATTTTCTTCCAGATACTTATCCTCTGATACTTTGTGTGTCTCAATTTTGTATTCTGTTCCGAGAACATTAATCTTCATATTCTCCATCGTCCTCTTCCTCCTCATCTTCGTCTATCTCGTCATCATACAGTCCATTATTGCGGCGACTCTCCATAATCACGCGGTTCAATCCGTAGATCAGTGCCATTGTACAGTCCTCACCAATCTTCGGGTAAGCGTCCGAAAAGCTGCCATCTGCCAACTGCTCATGCTCCAATGTTGTCAACTCATGCGCAAGGTGCGGGCATCGTTCCGGATCAACCACAATCTTTGTGGTCTGCTGCAGCCATTCCCAGCAATAATCCCTTCCCTTGCCGGAACCCCAACGCTTTTTGGCACCGATCGCATTAAATCCCCAATCCTGCAACTCTGCAATGGCATCTGGCCGCGCCGAGTCACATATGATCTCTTCTGTAATGTATTCCTTAATCTTTCGGGCAAATGCGCTGTTCTTGCACCGCTTGGCAAATACCTCCGACACGCAATACAATGTATCTGTGTCCTCGTCATAGTAGGCAACCTCAAATGTTTGCGGGTGCTCAAAACCAAAGTCCAGGCCATAATAGAGAAATGGCAGATTCTCTATCTCTGCGTCCGTGATGGTCCGCTCTTCTACATTGTCGAAGATGCCACCACCAGTACCGGTTACTTCGCCCATATAGTTATTGCGGTAATATAGTGGCTTATGTACCTTGAACCACTCCGCACGCTCAAAGAATCGTTTACCAAGCCACTTCACCGGCACATTGTAATAATAGCTGTGGCAAATCCTGGTCTGCTGTTTATTCCGGCACTCTTCCACGTACTGGTTCATGAAGTTGTTCTTACTCTTCGGTGGGTTGAATATCTTGATATCCAACGCTGGCGTATCAGATCTGAGAAATGTATCTTCGATGTTATCCATCTGCTCCACGCCTGCCATCTCGTCACATTCTTCATGGATCAGCATCTTTACATATCCAAATGGCACATTGAAAGACTTTAAACTGATAGGCTTGTCCGCACCAACGAACATTACCATCTGTCCGGTTGGCTTATATACCGCGCACATTGGAGACTGCTTAAAATCCCAGTTATCCAAATCGTTATAGCGAATGACAGTTTTCATATACTGGTTATACACGGAACCTCGTAAGTCGACCTTGTATCGTCTGGTATATGCAATATGCGCCTGTGGATCTTGCCGGATGGTCTCGTATGCCAGGTCTCCCCAGAAGTTGGACTTGATAGAGCCACGACCGCCCTTAGATACAATCTCATGCACATCTATTTCCCCGGCAAATGCTTCATGCACCGTCCGGTATATCTCCACAAAATCGGAAGTAATGTCTGTGATTGGTATCGTCCACAGAGGTGCTTTCTCCCGCTTTTCTTTTTCCTCCCGTTCAATCCTCTGCTTTTCTGCTATCGTCAGTGCTTTTTCCAATCCGTCCATAGCCTTAAGCTGATCGGAGAAGTCCGGTGCGAACCCCAATCCGTCTGTAACCTCGCCTTTTGCAATCTTACTTCTACGCTCTTGGATGTCAGCAAGACTCATAATGTCGCGGTGCTGCTCTTTCTCGATGCGCTCGGTCTGTTTTGCTATATATTCAGAGATGCAACTGTTTGCAACCAACTTATGTGCGTTTCCTCTTGCATATCTTTCCGAATATCCTGCCGCTATAGCTGCCCTCTCCGCATTACCACCATTCTTCACATATTCATCTGCAAATGCTTTCTGCTTCGGTGTGAGTTCTTTCTTCATCCGCTCACCGCCTTATAGATATCTAATAGACAATAGATTACATCCACCATTGAGCAAGTCTTTAATATCTCATAGTCTCTCGTTTTCCATTCTCCACTAAATTTGTTATAACAGTATACTGGTGTAATAATACGATAAGAGGTAATCATGCGGCTCTGCTCTTCCGAATAGAACTGATTTTGATTTATTTTCACAACCATTCCACATTTTATAATAGCTGTCTGTAGTTTTTTCATCTTTCCTTTAAGGTTTGCCACACAATCATCTCCTTTCATGGCAATAAAAAAAGATACCGCATCCATCAAGGACATGGTATCTTTTTACAGGTGTCCGGATTGACCACCGGAGCCTCACATTGCTGTGTGTTCTCCTTCCTAAACTACTACCTGTTGATATGATAATACCATGCCCTCTGCACTCTTTCAATCATTTTTCTTTCTTTTGAACTTACCTCATACGTTCCCTTTTCGTCATGTACATATCCCCTATGTGTATGTGGATCAATCTTTTTTCCGTTCACATTGTGTAAATGCCCTGTATCAATTTGCTTATACCGCTTCTTGTTTTTATCGTAATATGAGATACTTTTTATTTCATTCTTGGTATTTACAACTGCATACACTCGCCCATCTGTCATGGTTTCCATTGGTGCTGTAGCTGATCCATTGTTATAACTAACAAATTTTATATTTCCAGTCTGATATAGTGTTTTATATTCACTGCCATACTTCTTACCTTTATCGCTTAATCCACTACTGGCTCCTCTGCCACCAAAGAACTGCAAATTCTCTACCACTGCGCCACCTCCGCCTCATGCCACTTCTCACTAAACTGCTTGATATGTACAATATTTCCCTTACACTCATCCGGGACTTTGCCACAAAAAATAATCTGGGTAGGTTCTAACCTTTTTACCATCTCAAAATATCCATCAAGAAAGCATTGCTTCTTTTCTGCGCTGTTCTGTGTCCCGACAGAAGAAACTGCAACAACACTCTGTGTAGGTTCTCCATCAAAGCACCATTCGAACGAATCACGATTGCTCCAACAGATTGTAGGAATGACATTGATACCATACATCTGCCAGTATGCGCCGAGCCAGTGTTTCCGGTAATGGTTATATATCTGCAATGCCTTTGGAAAATCCATGTATAAGCTAAAATCCGGTGTCAGCACATACTTGAACCGTTGCAGTATTGATACATATCTATCAGGATCTGTCCACACTCTGGTAAACTGGTAATCATCCAGGAAGAAATGCACCGCTTTGTTCTCAGGCTCTTTCGCATTTCTTGCATAGTTGAATCCGATAAATTCCGCATTATTAAATTGTGTAAGCTCTATCTCCGGTATGTCATACTGTCCCACTCCGTCAAATAACATCCTCTGTGCATTTTCGTAATTTCTCTGTGTTTTATACATGGCATAGTCCTTTCCTCATATCATAATTATAAGGCAGGTAATCAGAGGATTTGTGCCAAATTTAAGCATAGAAAAAGAGAGGTTTCTATTCCTCCCTTCCGAATATTTATTCTGTTTCATCTGGAATTCTTACTATTTCATATCCCACTGGTCTTATTGTTCTAGGTTCCCCTTCTCTCATAGTTATAAGATTTTGCTTTTGCAGAGTTTTAAGATGCGAATACACTGATGATGTCGATTTCAGACCAACACCATCGCATATTTCTCTCACTGTAGGAGAAATCAAATTTTCTTTCATATAAGCTATAATAAAATGATATATCTCATCTTTCTTTTTTACCATACACTTTCCGTCCTTTCATATATTATAGCTTCATAGTAGAACGTGTGTTCTTTTATGTCAATGGAAATATCTACCACTCCATTCTAAACTGTCCGTTCTTTTCTTCTACCAAATGCACCATTCTCTGCCGTATCAGCCTTTGTGCAGTCCCCCTTCTGCGGTAAAAGCTCCGCCTGCTGATTGGGAGAATGCCGTAGTGCGCTTCCAGCATGTCATAACTGGTACCAATAACGATTGATTCTGTCAGTTTATCAGCTATGATGCTGTCCACACCCATGCAGATCTCGTATATCTCTTTTTCATCCAAGTACATTCCCCCTCTCAAAATTTACGCAAAAAAAATACCAACCATCGAATATTGACGGTTGGTAATATACCTATATATCTACTTAACTCTTCTGGTTTGATAATCTTCAGATAATCTGATTGCTTCATCTGCTTTATATGTATCCATATCATAAAACACAAAATTGCAAGTCCTTTTATCATATGCATACCATATTCGGCACCCTGTCTTTTCTGTAAACAAATTTGATAATGCTGTTGTATTTTGTTTGCAAACCATAGATCCCAATGTCCTGAATTGACTTTCATACACAATTCCACGAATTGCTAGTTCGGAACAGATTTTTGACAGATCTGAATCCATATATTCTTCCAAATGTTCCCCTAATGGTTTTTTACAATCATATTCCATGTTTATCACCTCGTAGTTTTCTTCAATTATACTACGCCAACCGTCAATATTCAATTATCAATGTACTACAAATTTATTTTATTTTTCTCCCTGCTCTGCGCCTCACTTAATCCAAAAAGTCTCTCATATCATCTACATCTCCCGCTAAAAACCCATCAAATATATCCTCAACTTTCGCAACAAGTCCTCCATCATGTCCATTCTCTCTCATCTGCTCCGAGAAATCTTTCTGTGAGCACTGAAGTAAACCATTTTCCAACCTTGTCCATTCTTTTCTGTAAGTTATTCCATTCAATTCCAATGTTTCATTAATTCCGTTTTCTGTCAGTTCTACCGTATACTTCATGCAATTATTCCTCTCTTTCTGCATTATATTTCTTCCACGCAACAATTTTGCTTCTATAAAAATACTCTGGACATCCACTAAAACACTTACCTCTTCTAACAGAATGTCCCTTGCATGTAAGAGTGCCGACAAATTCACGCTGCGGCAAGAGCAAGTTGTCGCTTGCTGACAATAAGAAAACCTTTGTATCTAATGGGCAACTGTCCATGTCATAATTCCAATCCATCTGTGATCCTCTCTTTCTGCATCATCCCCCACCCGCCGCACATACTACTGCAGAAGGTGGTATGATGATTGCTTGGTTTTGTTATCTGGTTCTAAAATAAACTCATCTGGTTCTCGTCGTACTGATAAGCGTGTCCGGTTGTGATTCTTCCCAACTGGCATAATCTCTCAACCCGTGGTTTCTGCTTAAGATTTGCCATATAATTATTGTCCACTTCCGGCGGTATGGATAAATAACATTCCTCCGGTAATGGCAACTGATTTTCTGTGCAGGCCTCATGGATCTTTGACTGATAATAAATAATGTGATTTCGCACCAGATTCATATTGCATCCATCGGACCAGAACGGATCATTACACCCGTTCTGATTGATATCTTTCCAGTGTTCTATTTCTCTGTGGATGCACTGGCAGTACTCTTTCACTTTATCTTCTGCTGTCTGTATCATGACAGCACCTCCAAATCTTCCAATGGAACATAATGTTTTAAATTGTTCGCATAATAAACAACAGCACATTTTACCGTTTCTTTTGCTCTTTTCGATACATAAAACGCTTCTGGAATGACTCCGATACCTACATCACATTCATCTTCATAAATCGCATCAAGATAGCCTTTGATGACAATATCCTTATATCCAACAATTACACCTGTGAAATTCTTATCAACGTGTTTGAAATAAGTTTTCTCGATATATTCAACATTTTTTTCGACAGTGCCATCATTGTTTCCATCTGCCAGATTATTGTCCATTGCATCAGCAGTTAATGTTTTCCTGTCGAGATACAGCCATCTTCCGTCTTTAAATGGCTTATAAAAGCCTTTGCATTTTACTTTTTCAAATAAATTCATGGCAACACCTCCGAAAAATTTAAGGTTTACGCAAACCGGAGCTGTCCGGTCTGCTCTGCTTCTATCTGCATATTTGGCATCCGCTCTGCAACACACAATTCTGGCAAATTTGCTCTGACCAGTGCTGCAGGTATTGGCGGACATACTGCATTGCCGCATCTTCGCACCTGTTCGCTTCTCGGATATGTCTTGCCGGTGTAATCATGGTCGATTATGTAATCGTCCGGAAATCCCTGACATCCATATAACTCCCTTGGCTCCAGCATCCGCAGTCCAATATCCACAATCTGGTAATCAGTGCCGTTGATGGTCACAAGTCCAAAGCGATCCTGTGCTGTGACTGTATCAAGCGGATCTTTGATATCCTGCCCTGTTCCCTGTCCATAGTATTTAATCAGAAACGCTCTGACCTCTCCAAAGTGTCCGTCACCAGCCGTGATCGTTGGTAATGGCTGTCTGATATCTTTTCCGTCACAATGATTGTTCATCTGAATCAGATTCGCAGTAACAACGCTGTTATGATCCCATGCGGTCACTGTCGGAAGCGGATTTTCTACTGTTTCCCCAGCACCTTTATATCCTCCGTCATAGTACTTATGCAGAAACGATGCGACCAGCCCATATCTATTTGAGCTGTCAACTGTCATGATCGGATCTTTTATAGTCTGCCCTCTTACTCCATCTTTTGAAGTTTCTGAATGGTACTGAATCAACGTAGGACTAATAAGACATTGCTGATTGCCAGTTGTAATTGTGTGTATCGGATCTTTGCAATTTCCGCCCGGATGATTTGTCGTATTCGTTCCCATGTATGGTGCAAGCGTTGGTTCAATCAGACAATGCTCATTTTTGCTCACAATTGTTGTAAGCGGCTCTCTAACATCCTTGCTTCGGTCTTTTGCAAATCCTGTCTGCCCGATCTGTACCATATATGGCTCCACAATCCCGTACCCGTGCTTTCCGGTTATGGTCGGCATCGGCTCTCTAATGTCATTCGGTCTACGCTCACCGCCATGATTACACTGAATGATAAAAGGCTTTGGATTATTCAAAACGAATTTTATAAATCCTCTGGCTATCCTGTCCATCGTCTTTTGTGCCAGTGGTCTTACTGCTCGGATGCCGTATTTCTCTTTAATCTCTTCTGAAGTATCGAAGATACTCGGGCAGGGCAATGAAAAATCCAACTGTGTGTATGCTCCAACATAAGGTTTTTTCAATCCTGCCTTTACCTCTTCACTGTCTGCCGGTGCGTGTGTCGGCTCTGGCCAGACGATCGGCTTGCCGTCACACCTTGCAATCAGGAAGAATCTCTTTCGCATGGTCGGTGCGCCATAATCGGCAGCAATCAGTTCTTTAAATTCTACAGTGTACCCCAGATCATTAAGCTGCTGTACAAATTTTTCAAATGTTTTTCCCTGCTTTGCCTTGATCGGATGGTGCCCTCTGTTCAATGGTCCCCATGTTTTGAACTCTTCCACATTTTCAAGCATGATGACTCTCGGTCGGACAAGTCCCGCCCACCTGCAAGCTACCCATGCAAGACCTCTGATATTTTTATCCTTTGGCTTTCCACCTTTTGCTTTACTGAAATGCTTACAGTCTGGTGAGAACCAGGCAAGTCCAACCGGATGCCCATTGCATGCCTTTACTGGATCAACTGCCCAGACGTTTTCACAGTAATGCTTCGTGTTCGGATGATTAGCCTTATGCATCTTAATTGCTGCTGGATCATGATTGATTGCAATATCAACACTGTATCCGGTTGCCATTTCTATACCAGTGGAAGCGCCGCCCCCACCGGCAAAATTGTCAACTATCAATTCTCCATGTATCATTTTCTTCAAAAGGAACCCGGCGCGCCTTTTATCCGGATAGGTCCCGGCTCCTTTCTTATATTCCGTGCACACATCTACAATAGTGCACTTTAAATTTAATTATGTTGTGTTTTATGCAACAAATTCATCGTTTTATTGCTTTTAAATCATCCAATCTAACGGAAAACCTCTCACTCCTTTCAATTTACTTTAAAATCTCATCTAAGCAGGCATTCCAACCAACTTTATACGATGGTGCAATCCTGTCCGGCTGTGGATATTTTCCGCACACTTTCATCTTCTCCGGCAGTGCCCGGAGCGGACACCAATCCGGCTTTGCTTCTTCACTATTTAATGAAAGCTCTTCAACGCCAGTTGCATAACACTCGTCATCTTTTGAGTTCCAAAACTTACACATGGTGCAATCTTCCGGCATATCCATAACCAATACTGCTTTAGGCATTTTCTATTCCTCCTTATTCTGCTATTCAGTGGCATAACTCAATTCGGATTCCAGATATTCTGTCAATTCCTCCACCGTCTCAACGTTTTCTCCTGCGCGTATTTCTGCAACCAACCACTCAATGCTTTCAAATTTACTTATTACTTTTGCTAATTCTTCCATGATTATTTTTCCTTTCTGTCATTTAATTAACTTTCGTTTCCGGCTTCTCACACCGCTCAAATTCGATAACCCACACGTAGGGATTCGCGTTCCAACCGTAGCGGTCAATGTCGGATTTCTTGATGGTGGAGGTCCAAAGTTTTTCCCATTCCATCATCACTTCATCACATTGACTGCACTGTTCTTCTGTCCCATAACAGCACTGCGAACCGCTTTCTCCGTATGTATTAAGACAATCCCAACAATCAGGATAAGCTCCCTCTTTTATCACATCAACCGGCTTCATCTCCTGCAACCGCTCCACCCTCACATCCGTAACTTTAAGCCAGATTCTAGCGGCTTCTTTCGGCATGTGGATGGATGGGTGCCACTTTGTAACATCGGCAATATCATCTTTCTGCCAATCTTCGTAGTAATAGTATCCTTTCGGTGCCTCTTTCCATGTTTCACGAACATACAGGATATCGCCCGTACAGATAGGACAGGTTCTCTCCGCCGTACTTAACTGTTCCGTATGCTCCTTATCAACAAAGTTATGTACTGCATAAGTCCGCCTGTCAGCATTGTAAAAATCCATATCCGGCACAGTACACTCATTGGCATCTTTGCAAATTCGCCTTGTGCAAGTCTTCCTTCCGTCCAGAATTGCCCTCACCATTTCGGTACTAATTTGTTTGTTGAATAATATCGGCAATACCCTACTCATCCTCCGATTCCTCCGTTTCTTCCTCCTGGCAGTAATACACAATCGGATTGCTCGCATCACAGTCGCAGTTATTCCATTCGATATCTTCTAATGCCCTCTCTTTTGCAATCTGAATGGCTTCCGCTTCTGTATCAGCTTCAATGTCATCATAGTCAATCGTTAATTGTAAACCTACGCCCGCATTCCACTTAGCCATCTACTCCACCACCTTTCACGATCTCGATCATATCAGTCAGTATTCCATCGCACCCGAACTGTTCCATTTCTGATCGATATTCTTCTAACTGCTTCACAACTTTCTCCGGATCATTCATTCTCCTGTTCCACGTCTCTGCCGCACGTTCCTTTGTGCTTCTCTCTGCGCTTTCCGCCCCACAGTGATAACACCTAACAACATAACCACTATTAAATCCTGTCATTATTGGCGGAAGAATGCCATTCGCTTTAAGCCAATCCATATAGCTTTGGTCATATGGATGCTGATAGCACATTACCGCTGGTTCCATTTCACCGCCACAGAACGGGCATGGCTTAAGTTCTTCATTCATTCTTCGTTTTCCTTCCATTTCACACCGCTTTATATATTCCTCTGTAAGTGGCATAGGCAAACAGAATGGTTCGCATTTACTTAGAGCATCTGTTTGAACAACCTCGTAATGCCATCCAATAACACGATCAACAACTTCCAACGTTTCTGCATTGATTATATTAAATTCTCCAAAAACTGCTTTTACAATGTCTTCCGTGTTTCCGTGGCACATCAGAATGTCATTCTCCCAAATCAGCTTACCGTTCATGTCCTCACGTCCTGTGCACCGGCAGACGGTAGATGGGTCAACTTCACAGTTCTTTATCGAATGCTGTGGTACATAATTCTGGATAATGTAAACTCCATCATCTGTTTGAATTAAATTTCCGAATATCCATTCACCGTTGTCTTTCCGCTTTGCGTGGAATAAAAATCTATTCTCCATGATTTTTCATGTTTCGGATTCTATTCTTCTAATCCGTCTTATTACTTCGATAAAACTTGTCAGTCGCATCAAACATTGCATTTCTAGCATCTTCAAAACCTTTTACATATGCTCTCATTTCTGTGAGGTTCATAGCTTCATCCGGTTGTATCATTGTTTCGTCAAAACTATTTAAAATTGCTTCTTTATCTTCTCTTGTCACTCTACACCGCCACCTTTCACAATCTCGATTGCATGCTCATAACTTCTTGCTTTCTCTTTTCCCAAATTCCTGTTGTATGCATTCTCCCAAAACTTTCTCTCATTTTCCAACTGCTCCACAATCTTGTCCGGGTCGTAGGCGGTCGGCTGCGCATTAAAAGTATCATGTATGATATCACCTATGGTAACGTATGTATCTATTGCTTCTCCGTCTGATCCATCCCCCATGATGGAACTTAAATTATTTGCTAAATCCTCATACAATTCGTCCGCATCAATCAGTCTCATCGTTCGCCCTCCTGTCTAATAATTCGCCTGAACTACTTTTACTATTTCCCGAAAGCAAGCATATATCTCTTCGTAACTGTCTTCCCCAGCAATAAGCAGTTGATCAACAATCTCCTGTACCTCTCTTCTTACAGTCATCGCTTTCCGGCATTCTTTCAGTGTGCCGATTGCTCGGCGCTGCTGAATCTCTTCCAGCGCATTAATTATTACAGTTATAGTCTTGATATTTTCTTCGCTTGAAACAATTTTCGCATCAGTGCCGCTAAGTAATCCGGCTCTAATCACTTCCAATCTTACACTTGCTTCATTCTCTGTCATTCCTACACCTCCAACAGTTCCTGGTTATCAATCATGTTGCCGATCACTTCAAAATTCTCTGAATCAAAATCATCCAGTTCCTCGTAGTCATCACAGCCCGGCTCATTCGTACACCATCCGTTTTCATGCCACACGACACGCTTTCTCGTCTCATCTTCTGGAAACTCAACGTCGATATGCCCTGAAAGAATATCATTCTCAAAAATCAGCTTACCGTTCTTATCAGGCATTGCGGTGCACTGGCAGACGGTTTCTGGGTCTACTTCGGCCATGTTCGGGATATCATTGATCATTCCCCATAGGATATATCTTCTCTCCCAGATACCATATAAATATCCTTGTATCCATTCGCCATTATCAATCCGCTTTCCACGGGATAAAAATCTATTCTCCATCACTCTTTCACTCCCTTCGGTGTTATCTTGATCCTCTTCACACAATCCGGGCAGAAATCAAACCCGTTCACTCTTGTGGTGCATTCCGTGCAGATTTTCTTATCACAGGTCATGGTATAACTTTTAAATCCGCTTCCCCGTGCATGTGTAATAACTGTATTTACAGGCATGTCGCACAGCAAAGTTGATTCCTTTTTTTTACAGAACGGGCACAGATCATCTTTCGGTATATGTTTAACTACGTCTCCCATCACGTTCCACCTTTTTTCCTTTGCAAAATCCTCTATGTTCATGCACGGAAAATGAAATACTTCCGGTCTGCTTCATGTAAGTCAATTTTTCTCCGGTCAACTCACATTTATGTTTACGTTCGTTTAAATACTGACATCTTCCATCACAGTACATCACTTTCCCCCTCCATTTCTTTCAGCTTGGCTTCGGCTTCCTCTCTGGTAAGGAATATCCTTTCGCCAATGTCGCACGGTAAATAGCAACTCTCACCCATATCAGTGTCATTTATAGCATCAATTCTCATAACAGTTCTGTCTTTATGAATCTGCTTGATATATAACTGGATAACGCGCATCATAATAACTGGCTCTTTCGCTCCTTTATTTACCCTATACAAAGTATCTCCAACCTTGCACGGCAACCGCAGAAGTAATCCCTGCTCTTCGGCTTGCTCTCTATTTGCAAGTCTTTCCGCAATCTCTTCCAGGGCTTTGTATCTTCCATCTTTCGCAAGCTGGGTAATGGTAATTCCCTCATCATCCGGTAAATCTGCTGGATGAAATAAAACTTCTCCATTCTCTGCCACATATGTTAATCTCTCCATGCTATCCCTCACTTTCTGCCTTAAGCCATTGTTCCACCTCTGTAACAGAACACATTGTTACACCGCCCTCAATGGTCTTTACACTACCCTGCTCATATGTTTCGATTGAGCAAAGGAAATCTAAAAGTTCCTCGTCCGTCAGCTCCGTTGTTCTTTTCTTACCTTTTGCCGCAAGTGGCAACCGCACCTGTTCGCCGTTGTGCATCAGAATCTTAATGATCTCCAATCGCGGCGCACAATTTAAATCTGCTAAAATCTGCAGCTGGCTTGCTCTGTCCTTTGCGCTGCGGTACTGCCTGCAAATTTCTCCCTCCGTCATATTCACTTCAACCACCTCCCGGTTGTGAATTTAGCACCTGTTTTTCTAATTCGTCATAGTCATACTGACGATGATTAATATTACTAAAAGCATTACTTTTGCCCTTATGCTCTGTTGCTTTACCAGGCACATAGTTCTCATCCAGATAATCTATATAGCCACTGTTAAAAAATGTGCTCCCGTACTGTGCTTTCCTCCAGTCGGCGTCCTTCTGCAATTCAAGACTGTAGCGGTCAATCGCTTTAACAAGCCTATCTTCCCCGATTGCAAGTAGCCGTTTCTTTTGGGCATCCGATACCTGTCCTTTGCCTTTTTTGTTCGGATATGCTTTCCACAGACGTTCGAACAACGCTTTGGCATCCGCCAAAGTATTTTTATTATTATCATTAACATTTACAGTAACATTAACATTATCAGTAACAGGGTTATTTTGCTTTTCAGAAAAACCATTTGCTTTTTTTGCTTTCTCCTGTTTTTGTGATATATCTTTTGCTTTTGGTCTGCCGCCAAGTTTTCCGGCTTCCCGACGTTTCTCAATCTTCTCTAAATATGCGGCAGTGTCACGATCTATCCTTGATTTGATAAAGCTGAATGCCATATTGGTCATGCCGTCCATTTCCGGCAGTTCATCCCCTGACGCGTAACACAATACTGCCGTCAGGAGTGCTCCGCGCTGTTCCATCGTAAGCAGTTTTATATGTTCCAGATACTCCGCATACAGGACAAAGCTGCTCTTTTCATCCGTCAAGACATCACCCCGTTTCCAAGTCCTTAAGAAGCTCTCTCAGTGACATTTTCGCCTGCGCCTGTGTAAGTTCCGTAATGGTCACTTCAATTCTTGGATTGTCCTTATCCACGTCCGTATCAAAGTAAAAATGCGGTATATATTTCTGACCATCATCTTTGATTACCCATGTTTTTTTCAAGCTGTCCTGCACGAACTTGGCGGCGCAGGACAAAATGTTATCATTATCCCTGCGACGGTCTTTTTCATAAAACTGATAGTAGATCAGAACCGGATCCGTAATATGTACACCTGGAAGTTGCTGCCTTATATACCAGATGATAGAATCCTCGCTTTTCTTTTTCATCCGTCCGCCCTTGCGGGGATTCGTCCGGTTGGCGGCTGTGTAATCATTCAGACCATCCAACCGTCCGGGAATCGTAAATTTATACTCCATTGACACCACCCATTCCCGCATTACAGCTTCTTATTTCAAGGATTGTATTATTACTTGGATTCCATCCTTCGACATATTCAACAGCTTCCTGGTATCTCTTGGTTGGAATATTGTTTCTGGAATTGACTCTGAAATAATCCTGAATATCATGATTACACTCAGAAAACACCTTTTTGCTCATTTCCTTATATGCCAGTGCTTTTTTACCACCAAGAACCTCAATCACTCTTTTATTTACAGTTTTCTTTAATTCCTGCTGCTGTTCATAATCAATGGTCATAGTATTTTCAAGATGTGTGATTCTCTCTTCATGTCCATCGATCATACCAAGCTGTACACGCATCATTTCCTGTGGTGTCATCGGTTTTTGATAGGTGCCGGTTCTTCTGATCTGTGGCAGCACTTCTGATGTTACCCAATGTTTAAATCTTTTTGCTGAATCAAGTTTGCTGCCGAAAATCAATGCATATAAACCAGACTCATTTATAATGACCTGATTTGGGTTTCCTCTCCTTTTTCCGTCGGAAATCACGACGGTATTCTTATCCTCATCCATAACATGTGTCGCAAGCGCATCTCTCGTATTTGAATAACCAAGTGCTTCTGCAACGTCTTTCCCGACAAACCACGGTTCTCCATCTATGACCACTGTCCGGATTTCTCCAAACTCTCTATTCTTAAAAATCTCTAACTGGTTCAATAACTTCTCCTTTCCCTCCGGCGCCTATCAGCACCGGAGATCACGGCTCTCAATAATACTGTGATATATTATTTTTCACACGAATTGTTTCTTAAGGTGTTTCAACCCTACAAATAACTTTTTCCATATCTCTTCCGGAAAGCATCCCTGGCATCATCCTCGCTCACATCCTCATGTTCTACGATATAATGCTTTTCCCATGCAAGCTGACCGATAATGTGCATCAGCACGCTCATTTCCTTATTGCGGTGCACGCTCATGTTTCCCTCATGATGCTCATAGGATAACGGCACCCACAAACCATCTTCGTCCGATAACCGGCGGTTCGCTGTCCCCTCAAAGATATGATGCCTGTGCACGTTCGGCGTGCCGTCGATCATGTCATATCCGGCATAACTCATATCAACAACAATAGAATCTTTCATTTACACCTCCCCGATCAATTCACTTGACCAGATAGGTTTTGTCAGCACCTTTGTAGCCTTACAATAATCGCATACTTCACAACGAATCGGTTTTGTCTCTCCATTTTTCAACATAAGAATTGCCGGCGTATTGTGCTCTACCTCCGTGAGTGCTTCATCTAAAAGACTTTGTTCTACTGCAATGAGTTCTATATCTGCCACTTTCTCTTTTGAAATAGCAGCAATAAAAAATGGAAGTTTCTTCCCTGTATTGATCTCAACAACTTTCTGATACACTGCTCCCTGAATGTAATAACCCCATTCTCCAAGAAAGTTAAGAAATCCGATATCATGATGTGGGAAAATCTTTTTTATACCCTGACAGGTTTTCAGATCCACAATGCATTTGCCTGGATGGTAACTGTCAATTTTGATTTTCCACTTTGCACCAAACATATCCGCTGTCATGATGACCTGTTTTTCGCCACTCATGTACTGCATAAACAGTGCATCCCTTTCACATCTGTTAATCATCTCATTTGCTTTTATATAATCAGCTTTCAGATTTCCATCCTTTTTAAACATGCATGAGTGCTGCGCTTTGAACAAATCAAGCGTTCCTTCGAAGTGTGCATCTACATAAGACCCCATCATAAGTGCAGGTGAATCTTCCATATTTTCCACCCATGTACCATTTAACTTTGCAAGGGCATATTCTTCACAGCCGGGCTTGCCGTATGTACCCATAAAATCTTTATACTGGCTGACAGATAAATACTCTTCATTTGCCTCACGGCTGTAATAATTCTCACTCGTTAATAACATTATCAAATACCTCCGATGCTTCTTTTGCGATTTGTGCCTGTCTGGAATCTGCGAATGGATCTGACACTTCTTTTTCAACAGGGAAATAATCCTCTACCTTTGCCTGTCCGTTTTTCAAAGCTGTGTATACTCCCCATAAGTCGGTACACTCGTCAGCACCAAAATCTCCCATGTTCCGTCCTGCATATTTTTCGATCTGTTCTTTTGTAACTCCAAAATCTTTTTTAAACAGCTTTTCAATCTTGTTGATCTTCTCCTGGCTCGGAAGTTCTCCATAGCTTTTTTTCTGTGTTTCTTTACATTCATTAACAGCCATATCTACAACGTCTCCCGGAATAACTCCAAGTATGCAGGCTCTCATTCTTCTTGCACCGAAGTTTGCGGTAGCCTCATAAATATCCCTGCTGTCAGTAAGCGCATACGATCCATTTCTTGTATCTCTTTTATGCTCAACACCGAAAATCTTTGTCACACGGGTATTTGTCTCTAAATCCCACGCATATGCCATCATTTCTGATTTTCCGTCTTTCTGCTCTAACTCGATAATTCCATAGTCGATGTTTCCCCAGTTCTGAGCTAATGACTCCGCCAGACGGACCGATGGTCCGCTGACATTCTGCCCGCCTCTTGGATATGAATAAATTGCCTGTTCTGCTAACGTGGCTCTCTGACAACTCCTTCTTATCTTTTCTATTGCTTCATATTCATCTCTGGGAAACTTCTTAGCCATAAAGATGGCGCCCTGAACTTCCTGTGTCTGTCTGTTTACCATCATTTCTGTCTGTGATGTCTTAGGTGCAACTGCCGTCTGCTGCCCTACTGATACCATATTATCCATGCCATACCTCCTATAATGTAACTACCGTCATTGTGTCATCATCTGTTGTTCTGGTCGCAATAAACTGCAACCCTTTGTTTTTGCATTTCTGATACAGTTTTTCACGCAGATCTGTTGCAAGTTTCTCCACTCCATCGATCAGGATGATATTTAAACCGTTCGGGTTCTGAATTGCCACATCAATGCAGAGATCCAGTTTTTCTCCCTCTGACAGGTTCGATACCGGCAGACCGTTAATCAATGGCGTTCCATTTTCTACCGTCAGACCAGCGATCGGAATCGTACAGTTCGTAAGGATTTCTCCCGGAAGCGTTCTCGCTTTTTCAATCTTATCTGTAAGCTCCTGTGACTGTGCCTGCATTTCCTCGATTTCACTCTGCAGTCGGAGCATTCTTTTATATTCATTGATATGAGACTGCATTTTTTCAATCTCCTGTGCCTGCTCCTGCAATGCTGTCACATCCTGTGGCTGCTTGTCTGCATATTCTGCATACTCGGCGATCTCTGCATCAAAACGTGCCACATTCGCTTTGTAAGTCTGTTCGATGACTTCCAACTTATCTGATTTCTTAGATGCAAGCTGTTCTTTTTCCGTCTCATAAGCTCTAATCTGTTCATTTAAAGATGCAATGGATTTATCAATCTGGTTTGCACGGTTAGCAATTTCACGATCCAGTGCTGTGATCTCAATCTCACGATCAGCATCAAACTTTCTAATCTTACTATCGCGACTGTCTCTCAACAGTTTTGCTCTCTCGATGGTCTGATTTTCTTTCTGCATACGCTCGATCTGACGATAAATATCTCCGGCGCTTGCCTGTTCCCATTTTTCAACGTCATATCCAGCCGGTATGCTTGCGGCTATTTCCTCAACAAATGCCTTGCTGTTACGAATGTCACGGTCAATATTACGGCGGTTCTGATAATAATCGCCGTTCTCTGCCTGAATATCATTCAGCACAGAAAGAATGTTCTGATCGTAAGAAACCCACGCCGGAATCTCCCCGAACCACTCCTTGATTTTGTTCATATCCCATGGATACTCAATCATATCAAGGATGATCGCATTCTGCTGCTTTTTATCCATGTTCATAAACTCGATAGGATTCAACTGCAACGGTGTGAATAATTCCTTTAAAAACGCTTCTGGACTTCCTACCTCTAAACCATCTCTTTTCACTGACTTATAAGGTGCCTTTCCTATTCTGACCTTACGATCAATGGAAAGTCCGGTATCCGTTTCAACGATAATCTCGCCCTCGTTCTCTCCCTTATGTACGATATAGTCGCGATCACTCTTATTGGTAAGCGCGTACTTAATTGCATCCAGCACAGAACTCTTGCCTGTACCATTTTTACCGGACAGCTCCAAAGAACTTCCATCTGCCTCATACTCTCTGATTCCGAAAAGATTTTTGATTTTAATTTTTGTAATATTACTCATGCTTGATCTCCTTTAATATCTGTATTCTCTTGTCACTTTGTCCCCATCGTTCTCAATCATGATGGATAATTCTGTCTCAGTATTGAGACAAAACCTGCTTCTTATATCTCCGTTGGATGTACAGACAATCGCTGTCACTCCCTCAACGCCGATTTCTTCTAAAACCTCACTCAAATGCTGCAACTCTTCAATAAGATTTTCCTCATCCTTACTGCACAACTTAATTTTTGACACTTATAAATTCCTCCATTTCCATCTGCGTCCAATCCGTTGCCCGGACCATCCGCTCCATCTGTTTTTCACGCTTCTGCCATTCTGTCTCCCCGGTTATGCAGTCATCACACACTCCGTTACGACCTTCGCCCGGATCCATGGAACATCCACAGCGTTTGCATTGTTTCTCATACATTGACACAACCTCAATTTCAGTGTTACAATAAACGCAGAAATACTTGGTATTTCCACGATTGAAATAGCACCTGTCCTCGCCAAAGTTCAGGGTGCTATTTTTCTTTTTCACTAAGTAACCATCCCTTCATCTGATGATAAATTGTCACATAGCTTTCAGCATTAACTTCGATATTGAAATCAAGTCCCACTTTTGCAATAATCATGCCAACAGCCATATCCTCTACTTTGGGATTCTCTTCCTCACTTAAACATTGTGCATTTGTCACTACCTCGCCTCCTTCATACTGTCACTGCAATCGATCAGTTCTATATCCCCATCCAGCTTGTCCGCCTGATGAAAATAAAACATCTCGATCTGCATCTCTCTTCTGCGCTCCGACAGAACTCTCAACCCATATCCAGCTCCGGCGATAAATCCGCCAAGGATACAGACTGCTCCGGCGTAGTACATGTAAATGCCGTCGCTGTCGAGACAGCACATGGCAAGCATTGATATGATTCCACCGGTTGCCATGATGATTTTAGATAACCGTTTCACACACTATCACCTCCCTGTTCCCGTTGTTCTAAGTCTCCACTTTTCAAAAACCTCTGTGTCAAATAAAATCGGACTGTTTCTTGCCGGAGTCGCTTTCCACGCATAGTTTTGTCCTTTTCTGCGGTATGCATAAAGTAAGTACTCACGCGGAAATCCCATTTTTTCAAGCTCTGTCGCTCTCATAACCGGCTTAGGGTAAATCATCTAACCACCTCCTACTCTGTTGGAATGCCGATCACACTCTCCATCAGATCAATGTGATCTACGGTTATATGTACCTCGGTATGCGGATCATGGTTCTTTTTCAACCAGTCGACTACCGGCTTACACAGTTTTTCTAACTCTTCTGCTTCGCTCATATTTCTCCTTTCTCGTTACATTTCTTTATTTCTCCATCTGTGGTACAATCTCCTCACAGGACGTTGCCGCGTCCGAGTATCAATCCCAAAGGAGATTTATTACTATGGATGACTTAATAATTCAGTACGCAATGAAAACTTCCGACAATTTAATCAAGAACAATTTACAGCCAATCCTCGAAATGCTAGCTGGTGGTTTAGATCGTCAAATTACCGAAGATGAAGCATTGCTTTTGACCAATGCCATTAAGGTGTCTGTTTATCTCGGAATAGCTCAGACGATGACAACTCTATGCTCTTCTGGCATTCTGGAATATTCCGAAGATGCTCTAAGACGATATCTGCTAACTCCTCAGTAGACTTCAAATCGTTTTTTATTTCTGCTTCGTTTACCGGAAACTCGGCTCTTACAGATATCAACGCTGCGAGAGCCTTTGTCTTATCTGAAACTTCTCCCTCTCGCTCTTTACCAGATGAAATAATTTCACTGATATGAATTGCAAGTTTTTTAATAAGTTCATCTACTTCTTTCACTCTTCTTATCTCTCTTCTTTAACTATTCCTATTCTTGGAATCTGTATGTTTTTTATGTTAAAATATCTTTACCCACCGAGAATGGGGGATTATGAAAACAGAAAAACATACTTTTTCTTGCTACCGCTATGCAAAGCAACTAACAACCATTACTGATTACTATGAGTTATCAAGCGGAAAACCCGTTTGGAAATACTCAACTTGTTCATTAAAGGACAGTTCGCCTAAATTCCGGTGCAACGGAATGGAAAATAATACTGATGAATGTCCTTACTTAAGTAACTATTAAATAGCTTTCCATCGGTGGGTTTATGATTTTGCTCCACTTTTAAAGATCTGCTCATATCCTACTGCCCCTTTAAAATGTATTTCTGCCGGGCAAACCATTTTCACACTCGTGTAAAAATCTGGTAACGTATTCACATCAACATCCGGATTTAATTCCTCCAACATAAATTGAATAACGTCTATCATCAGTTGGTCTGTTCGTTCTCTCGGTGAAATAAAGCAGTACACTCTAAGAGGACAATTTGGACAATCATTCTTTTTTGCTTCGCAATATGCCCGATGCATATTATTGAATTTTACTTGTGATAACTTTTCTATCTCCGTCACTTCCCATCGCCCTTCTTTCTTTTTTGTGAATTTAATTCACTTATTAAGGCAAAAAAATTTCATCTCGTTCTTTCCGGGTGAGATGCAATACCCTTGTTAATGCAGTAATTTCAGATGCATAAAAATTACCACTTTTCATTCTGTTATAGAGAGTTTCACGCAATATACCTGATTTATCAGCTATTGCTGTAACTGTCATTCCAGAATTACTTATTTTCTCTTTGAGCAGTTCTACATTCGCCACTTCTTTATCGCCTCCTTTCCGTGAACTAAATTCACTATATCATTGATGTGAATTTATGTCAACACTTTTTAATAATTTTGTTGAATTATTTTACACAAAGTGGTATTATGATAATACAAATTAATTAATGAAAGGAGTTCTGCTTATGTTACCGCTATATAAAAACATAAAATCAAAAAGGACTGAATTAAAAATGTCTCAAGATACATTGGCAGAATTAACTGGATATAAAGACAGATCATCCATTGCCAAAATCGAAAAAGGAGAGGTCGACCTCGCAGAGTCAAAAATACGAGAATTTGCAAAAGCATTAAAAGTATCTCCCCGAGAACTTATGGGTTGGGATGAACCAGATGAAGAACCATTAACCATTGCCGCCCACTTCGACGGTGACGAGTATACTGAGGAAGAACTTGACGAAATAAAAGCATTTGCTGAATTTGTAAAAACCAAAAGAAAGTAGTTGTCCAGATTTCAGGACACCTATAAGAATATACTGGAGCGGGAGGTGTTTTAATTGAATACATATGAAGAATTGCAAGACGAAGCCTGCAAGGATGGTATAGAAATTATAGATAATCATTCTTTTAAAAGCGATCGGATCAGCGGTCTGTATTGTAATAATACGATCGCATTGAGTAAAAATCTTAAAAATTCTACCGAAAAAGCATGTGTCCTTGCCGAAGAGCTTGGACATCACTACACTGCTGTCGGTGAAATCATTGACCAGTCCAGTGCTGAGAATCGCAAGCAGGAATTACGCGGTAGAATCTGGGCATACAACAACCAAGTCGGTTTGCGTGGTATCATTGATGCATATTTACACAACTGTCAAAACCTATTTGAAACGGCAGAATATCTTGGAGTTACCGAAGAGTTTTTAAATGACAGCCTAACATACTACACAAATAAATACGGTGTATGCACACAGGTTGACAATTACGTTGTATTTTTCCAGCCTAATATTGGAGTTATGGAATTAATATAAATCGATTATAAGAAAGGGAGTTAAGTGATGAAAAATTTCAAAAAAATTTGTTTCTCATTATTAGTTGTATTCTTACTTGTATTTTCTGTACCTAGCATCTTGCCTTTTAGCGATGATATCATCAGTGTTGAAGCCGCAACCAAACCAAAACTAAATAAGAAAACAGCAACACTTATAAAAGGGCAAACATTAACATTAAAAGTATCTGGAACCAAAACCAAAGTAAAGTGGTCTAGTTCCAACAAAAAAGTAGCAAATGTCAATTCAAAAGGTAAAATCGTTGCTAAATCAAAAGGTGTTTGTAATATTACTGCCAAAGTGGGTAAAAATACATTAAAATGCAAACTATCAGTAGAAACACCAACTATCAACAAAAAATCCATTAAAATAAAAGTTGGAAGCTCATATACATTAAAGCTTAAAGGTACTAAGCAAAAAATCACATGGTCAAGTAGTAATAAAAACATCGCAACTGTCAATTCAAAAGGACTTGTCAAAGGGAAAAAAGCTGGGAAATGCATAATAACTGCCAAGATAAATAAGAAAAAGTATACCTGTAGTGTTATCGTTTCTGCCTCAACCGTCCCAATTTCCACATTTAAAATCGATAGTTGCCTTTCCGTCGTAGAGAATGACTACAGCTCAATCGATTATACTATTTCACCGTCAAATGCAACTAACAAAACCATTTCTTGGAAAAGCTCAGACAACTCAATTGCAACCGTATCGAGTTCTGGTCTTGTTCATGGAATCAAGCCAGGAACTGTTAAAATAACTGCCACTTGTGGTAATTATACAGATACTTGCATTGTTGACGTGCTTATGGATTATGAATACGCAGAATCACTATTATCATATAATAGTTATATCATAAATAACCATGACCAATCTGGTGTTCTTATTATTGTAAAAAATAACTATCATAGTCCTATTTGTTTAGAAACCAAGTGCTCCTTTTATAATTCTTCTAACGAATTAATAGGTATTTCTTCTGATGATTCGGATACACATAATTATCGTTTTGAAAATGGCAGTGAATGCGCCCTCTTTTTATCTGGACCGCCAACCGAAAATTATGTAATTGACTTTAAGGTTTCAAAACCTTTTCGTTTTGGAAATGCAAATGCAATAAGCACGACTTCAAAAGAATATTCTTCTTATATACTTACAACTGCAAAAAATGAATCAAATCCACATTCAGAGTTTACTTACGTTGCAATAGTTTTTTATAAAAATAATACTCCTATTGGATACAATGCTAATTATGCCGATACAAAATTTATTGGCGCATCTGATGAATTAAAATTTTACTTTCCAAAAGATGTAAACAACAACACTATTATACCAGATAGTTACAAACTATACGTAAATTGTTCTATGAGTAATTAGAAAATACATAATTGCCGTTCATCCTCCGGCAATTCGGCTGTAAAATAAGAATCATTTGTATCCATACATGTTTCATTATGTGGATCGTAGTCAGACCAGTTAATCGGATTATACTGTTTATTTATCATTGGCACACCTCCGTTATAATAACTACTCATATTATAACGTGATTGAATAACTATTTTGTGCCATATGAATTTTGATAAATAAAAACCGCCCCAGTGCTACCAACACCAGAGCGGCAAACATTGCTCCGAAAAGCAATATCCTAGACAAAGCATATTATACCTTTCGGAGCAGCCAAACGCAAGCGGAACACCAGTTCTCTGCTGGCTGTTATTTTTATACCCAAAAACTCCTCGAAATCGAGGTGGATAGAAGAAAGGATGGTACATATGGCAAAAGCAAAATACATTAAAAACTCCCGTGGCGAGTATGAAACCAAGATCTGGGATGGTACTTACAATGCAGATGGCAGTAAGCATCGTAAACGTCTCGTCTCAAAAAAATCCAGTGCCGATCTGGAACGACAGGTTAATCAGTTAAAAAGTGAAGTGGAAAACGGTCAGTATGTTCAAAGTACAGATATTACTTTTTTAGAATATGCCCGAAGTTGGCTCCTCACAAAAAAGGCTGCCCGTGAAATGAATACTCGGAAAATGTATGAAAATATTATAGAAACGCATCTTTCTTTTTTAGAGGATGTCCGTTTGTGTGATATCCGGAACAGCCACTTCCAGTTAGCTATCAACAATGCACTGGATAAGCCGCGGACTTGTGAACAAATAGAAGTTACTTTTAAACAGATCATGAAAATGGCTGTAGCTGATAATTATATCGGCATCGGAATGTACGACAAGATCTGCGCAGACATCAATCTGCCAAAGTATGTCAAAAAAGAAAAACGCCCTCTCACGTCCGAGGAAAAAGAAGCTATTTCAAAGGCGGATTTCACAAACAGGGAGAAAGCGTTTATCTATATTATATATTCCTGTGGATTACGCCGTGGGGAAGCTCTGGCACTGTCAAAATTCGACTTTAAATCGGAAAGTGGCAAATACTTCGTCTCGATCACAAAAACGCTTATTTTCCCGAAAAACACGTCGGAGATCAAGCAGATGCCAAAAAGCGATCATGGATTTCGGTCTGTTCCAATCCCGGATACTACCGCAGCCTTCTTAAAAGAGTACATCTCTACTCTTCCCGGTACATATCTATTTACCTGTCGCGACGGATCAAGCATGACGCATTCCGCTTATGTAAAAATGTGGGCGTCCATCGTAAAGAAAATAAATTATGCTGCAGGCGGTACTGATACTTTTCCGGTTGTGTCCGGTCTAACTGCACACATCTTCCGACACAATTACTGCACGAACCTATGTTACCAGGTACCGGCAATCAGTATAAAGAAAATTGCTCAACTAATGGGAGATACAGAGAAAATGGTACTGGATGTATATAATCACATCATGGAAGAAAAAGAAGATGCCGCAGCCGTTGTAAATGATGTTTTGGCAATCTGATTTGCGGACACAATGCGGACATTAGGGTCAAAAAACACCTTGCGGACGCAATGCGGACATTAAAAACAATCAACTTTTGATTACTTTTTACTACTTTAAAAATCACAAAAAAATAGCGGAAAGCCTTGATTTTACTGGCTTTCCGCTATATTCATCTTAATGAGACATCGGGGATTCGAACCCCGGACAACTTGATTAAAAGTCAAGTGCTCTACCAACTGAGCTAATATCCCATATTTTTCTTTTGAATGCCCAGTTCCGGAATCGAACCAGAGACACGAGGATTTTCAGTCCTCTGCTCTACCAACTGAGCTAACTGGGCAAATACGATATTAAAATTTGAGTTGCGGGAATAGGATTTGAACCTATGACCTTCGGGTTATGAGCCCGACGAGCTTCCAGACTGCTCCATCCCGCGATAATAATTAATCTCTTGAAAAGAGAATGGGCAGAGGTGGATTCGAACCACCGAAGCAAATTGCAGCAGATTTACAGTCTGTCCCCTTTGGCCACTCGGGAATCTGCCCATTTAAAACGTTCAATATGAAATTGACTCATTTTAATTCTCAAAATAAATTGAGAAAAGCCGATGATCGGACTCGAACCGATAACCTGCTGATTACAAATCAGCTGCTC